TTTACATTTTGCATTAGAAGGTGGAACTGGTGCAGATAATGCTGATTTATCAGATGCTAGAATGACCATAACTTATGATGGCAACGTAGGTATAGGCACAACAAGCCCAAGCAATCCCTTACAAATTGCTTACTCTAATGCAAGTGGTACAGATTATCTTGATGGTGATGCAGGATTATATCTTGCAAACTCTGGTTCTGATGGAACTATGATTAAGTTTGGTGATACCAACGCAGGATTAGTTTATGGTGGTTCTGGAACTGGTACATTCAAAGTAATGCAAAGACAGAA